TGCTGGTTTCCTTCGTGATGGGCTACATGTTCGCCCCTGGTATGGCTGAAGTTGAGCTGTTCGGTACCAGGCCATTCAAGTACACCGGGCCGGCCGCGTTTGGTGCGTCGGTTGTGGTGGTTACTGTCGCGCTGGCTGTCATCAAGCGGCGCGGCCTCATTGCTGAACAGCAAGGGAGGCAGGATGGATAGTCCTCTGGTACCGCAAATCATGACGCAGGCCACGTTCTGGCTGTGCGTTGCTTTGTTCGTCCGCTTGTTCACGTTCCGTCGTCGTGGTGCCCGGTTCCGTCGGGACATGAGCTGTCTCGCCTGGTTGGTGATGGTCGCCGCCGGGTCTGCCGTGGTGTACATCGGCAAGGGGCTGTTGGTGATGCCTGCAAATTCTTGGCCGTTGGTTCTGTTGCTGGCCGTGTTCGTAGGTTCGGTCTGCCAGAGTGCAGGGAATCTGGCGCGTGTTTGGAAGATGGGTTAATGAGCCGGGTATCAGATGAGCGCAGAGGGAGCAGCACCGAACGCGGCTATGGGTACAAGTGGCAGAAGTCTCGCGATGGACACCTGCGTGAGAACCCGTATTGCACGATGTGTTCGACTGACCTTCGGCCTGTGGCGGCAACTGTCGTCGACCACAAGATTGCCCCCAAGCTGAAGGATGCCAAGGATAGCGGTGATCCGGCGCAGCTCAAGGCTGCGTGGAAGCTGTTCTGGAACCCGAAGAACTGGGCGAGCCTCTGTAAGTTCTGCCACGACTCGACGAAGCAACGGATGGAGCGGACTGGTTCGGTCCCTGGCTGCAACGCTGACGGTCGCCCGGTGGACCCCGGGCACCACTGGAATCGATGACCTCAGTCGAAAACGCACCAAAAAAGCGCACCCTGAGGGGAGGGGGGGTGAAAAACTTTCGTTTGGACTTCCTTCTAGACCGCTCGCCCCCCTCTTTACGCAAAGTCGGGAAAAATGAGGGAGGGGGGGTATCAACAGGTAAGGGGTTGTTTTATGGCCGGAAACGGAAACTCAGGTCGCCCCGGAACGCCGGCGGCGCTGAAATTATTGCAAGGAAACCGTGGTCGCGAAAATGTCAGCGATCTGCTGGCCGAAGTCGCGGCGCCGTTGGTCCCAGTTGGCGCACCGCCGATGCCGGATGTCCTTTCGGCTGATGCAGTCGCGGAGTGGGAACAACTGGTACCGGCGCTGATCTCGCTGGGCATCGTTTCTAAGTTGGACTCGATGGCGTTGGCGACCTACTGCCAGGCGACCGCTGATTGGAGGCGGTACCAGCGGCTAATCACGAAGCGCAACCAAGCTTCCGATGATGACCTGGGCGGCGACATCCAGACCTTCAAAACCGGCGCGCAGCAAATGCACGTCCTTCGCCAGCTTGCGAATGACGCCGAAAAGCGCGCCAACACCGCCGGCGCCCAGTTTGGCCTGTCGCCTATGTCACGGCGCAATCTGAAAACGTCGCCGGCGCCGCAAGGTGAGCTATTCCCAAATGAGCAACGAGACGCCGCAGACAAGTACTTCAACTGATGATCGTGTCAGCGCGTTCGCCCTTAGGGTGCTGGCCGGCGAGCTAGTCGCCGGGCCCGATGTCCGCAATGCCTGCAAGCGGCATTTGCAGGACCTGCAACACGGGCCGTCTCGCGGTCTAATCTGGGATCTTGCCAAAGCCAACCGAGCCATCGGCTTTTTCGAAGAGGTGCTATGCCTCAACGGCGGCGACTACGAAGGCATGCCCTTCCTACTGGCCCCGTGGCAAGCGTTCGTCATCGGCAGTTTGTTCGGCTGGATGACGGTAGACGGGTTTCGCCGGTTCCGGTTGGGTTACATCGAAACCGGAAAGGGCTCCGGCAAAAGCCCGCTAGTGGCCGGTATTGGTCTGTATGGCCTCGTGTCTGATGGCGAACAGCGCGCCGAGATCTATGCCGCTGCGACCAAACGTGACCAGGCGATGATCCTGTTTCGTGACGCCGTGTCGATGGTCGACATGTCCAAGAAGCTCCGCTCACGCCTGGTGCAGTCGGGGCGCGACGAAAAGGTATGGAACCTGTTTTACCCCAATACCAATTCGTTCTTCCGGCCGATCAGTGCCGACGAAGGAAAGTCAGGCCCGCGGCCACACATCGGTTTGCTTGATGAGGTGCACGAGCACAAAACCGCCGCCACCGTGAACATGATGCGTGCCGGTACCAAGAACCGCCGCAAGGCTATGGTGGTGATGATCACCAACAGCGGCTCCGACAAGAAAACGGTATGCGGCCAGTATCACGATCTGGGCGTGCGCATCTGCGCGGGCATCGAAGATGACGACAGCTTCTTCGCTTTCATCTGTTCGCTCGACGAAGGCGACGATCCGTTCAAGGACGAAAGCTGCTGGGCGAAGGTCAACCCCTCGCTCGACCACATCGCCGCCGGCCAGACTGATGGCATCCCCGGGCGCAAGTACCTGCGTGAACAGGTCAAGGCCGCCCGAGGGCTGCCGGCTCAAGAGTCGGTAGTGCGGCGCCTGAACTTCTGTGAGTGGACTCAGGCGGACGCCCCATGGATTTCCTGGGCGGTTTGGAAGCAGGCGGAAGAGCGTGTGCCGATGCGGATGTTGCGCAATCGTCGTTGCGTCGGCGGGCTCGACCTCGCAAGTACAACGGACTTGACGGCGTTCGTTCTGTTGTTTTGGCCGGCGGCGCACGATCCGCACTGGAGAATCTTGCCGTACTTCTGGATCCCGGACGACGACCTGCAAGGCCGGGAAGATCGCGACAAGGTGCCTTATGCAATGTGGGTCAAGGCCGGTCACCTCGAAACAACACCTGGGCGGGCTATCAGCAAACTCCATGTGTTGCGCCGTCTTGTCACGATCACGGCGTATTTCGGCGTAGAGCGTATCGCGTACGACCGCTGGCGGATCGAAGACCTGCTGCAACTGATGTCGGAATACGACATTACGCTGCCCGAAATGGTGGGGTTCGGCCAAGGGTTCAAAGACATGGGGCCCGCCGTCGATGAGTTTGAGCGGCGCCTGCTGGGCCTTTCTCCTCAGGCCAAGGGCGACGACGTTATTGACCTGGATCCCGGCGAGTGGGAGCTGATCGAAAGCGAGACAGTCGAAACCCTCCGACATGACGGCAACCCGGTGATGACCTGGAACGCCGGCAACGCGGTGATCGTTTCTGACCCAGCCAGCAACCGCAAGGCCGACAAGGCAAAGGCGACCGGCCGTATCGACGGCATCGTCGCCGCAATCATGGCTACCGGCATCAGCGGCAAGGCCGCGGTGGGCGGCGGCACATCTGTCTATGACGAAGGGGTTGGCATATGAAGTTGGTCATCCTGTCCTGGGTGGCAGGGCTGCTGGGCTTTGGCCTGTTGGTCGGCGGTGTGGCAATGGTTCACGTTCCTGCCGCGTGTGTTGTTGCGGGTGTTGGGTTAATGGCCTGGTCCCGACTGGCGGATCGTGCCGCCGCTGCGCTGAAACCTAAACCCAAAGGAGGTTGAGCATGTTCTTTTCAAGCGTGCTTGGCGATGGGCGCGGCAACCTCACAGAAACGAAGAGCGGTTTTTGGCGCGGGCTGATTGGTAGCGGGCGAAACAGCTCAGGGGTGAAGGTCACACCGGAGTCAGCCTTAGGCCTGCCGATCCTGCAGAACTGTGTCACGCTGCTGGCCGAGACGATGGGGCAACTGCCTTGTGATATGTACAAACGGTTAGGCAACGGCCAGCGGGAAGCCGCGATCAACCATCCGGCCTATGACGTGCTCCGGTACCAGCCGAACGGATTTCAGACTCCGTACGAATTCATGGAATGCATGCAGGGCGCCGCCGGATTGCGTGGCAATGGTTACAGCTTCATCGACCGGCGGGACGACGGCAATATTGTGGCGCTCTGGCCGCTGTGCAATGACAAAGTGCAGGTTCTTAAGGGCGGCGACATGCTGCCGTACTATCGAGTCGGAGGCGGCGAGGCGCTGCCGATGCGCCTGGTCCACCACGTGCGGTGGTTTAGTACGAACCACTACGTGGGCCTGTCGCCGATTGAGGTGCACGCCGAATCCCTGGGGCTTGCTCAGGCCGTCAGGCAATACACGGGCAAGAGCTTCGCCAACGGCGTGACGGTTTCCGGAGTAATCGAGCGCCCGCGGGAATCGCCCGCTATCAAGGACCAGAGCAGCATCGACAAAATCGTCGACCAGTGGGGCCAAAAGTTCGGTGGTATGGACAACGCCAAGAAGGTTGCGTTGTTGCAAGAGGGGATGACCTTCAAACCTGTCTCCATGAACAACGTCGATGCCGAGGTGCTGGGGATCCTTAAAACCACCGGTACCGATATCGCCCGGATCTACAAGATCCCATTGCCCATGGTCAACGACCTTGAGAAGTCCAACTACAACACCTTAGAGCAACTGATGATTCAGTTCGTGGTGTTCGCGTTGTTGCCGTGGGTCAAGCGTCACGAACAGTCGATGATGCGCGATTTCTTGTTGCCTGCTGACCGGCGCAACTACTTCATCGAATTCAACCTCTCCGGGTTGTTGCGTGGCGATCAAAAGAGCCGCTACGAAGCCTATGCCATCGGACGGCAATGGGGCTGGCTCAGCGTCAACGACATCCGGCGCCTGGAAAACATGCCGCCGGTATCTGGTGGCGAAATTTACTTGCAACCACTCAACATGGTGGATGCGGGTAAATCCGGTGCCGACCTGACTAATCCCGCTGTGCGCGCTCAACTTGAAATGCAGCACGCGGAAATCGAGAGGATTCTGGCGCAATGAAAAACTACTTGAGAGCCTCAAGTCTACTGTTCAATCAGCCGCTGCTGGTGATGCCCGATATGTTGGATCTGGGCGTTCGCTGGGCCAACCAGGTTATGAGTCTGAACATCGTCAACATCGGCGCCACGGGAGCTGCGGGCCTTTGGTCGGACGATGGTATGGACCGCATCGCCCAGCGTGAAGAGGAACGCCGCACCGCGATCGCTCGCACCGGTATCGAGGTGATCCCCGTTAGCGGTGTACTGGTCAGTCGCGGAAGCCATATCGGTATGTGCGAAACGATGACCAGCTACGAGCAGTTGCGGGGGCAAATCCGAAACGCCGTTGCT